GGCTTTACCGCCTTTTTCTTCCCGAGGGAATCAAAGTGGTGCGTTTTTACGCGCCTCTCTCTCGTTTTACCTACACCTTACTTTAGTATACCATGGGAGAGAAAGTCAAGACCGTCAGTTACCTTACGGTACCTCGGACACTGACCCAAACTATAAGGCTTGTGCCTCATGGTCCGGATCCGCCTTACGGTTGGAACTCCCTGGACACTCGTGTCTACACTATCCCCACTCCATCTATGGAGCTTTCCGGCGTTTGTCGGACTGAGGGGATAAATGGATACGAGGGTCCCAAAGATACTAACAGTAATCACTCTTGCTACCACTGGGTGTACAATTTCGAATCGTGCCCTATTAGTCACGAGGGACCTGAGTACCTCGTTTATGACTATGGCCCGGGAAATTTTTCCAGATATGAGACTCAAAGTCTCTCTGGTGTACACTGTCATCCTACGGGTGGTGTCCCAACGCTGTTCAATCCGATTTCGGATGCGGACAGGTCTGGTTGGTTCAACAAAGGCGTGTCTGACACGCTAGAGCAGATACCAGTTCAGATTAATCTCCCGAACTTCCTTTTGGAATTCCGTGAGATACCGAAACTCATCGTCTCGGCTCAAAAACTGGCTGCTCTTGGCTATCACGACTTTAAGTCGCTGAAGCTCGCACTCCGTACGAAAGGTGGAAGGCGTCAGATGACCCAAAAGGTCTCTGGCACCTGGGCTAATTCACATCTGGCTTACCAATTTGGGGTTCTCCCTTTGGTAAGGGATGTCCAGACGTTGATCAACCTAGCAGAGCGTACTAAGTCAAGGATTGCTTATCTTAAGCAAAATCGTGGGAAACCTACAAAGATCAAACGCTTAAAGCGTTTCTTCCTTACGCCCATCACTGATCCGCGGTATGTCGCTTATGCGAACAACTACAACATCAGTGACGTCGTTCAGACTAAGTGGACTCCTAGACTAGGAATTACCACTTTGTCCATGGGATTGACCTTTGTCCATGACCTTCAAGGTCTGGACGATTTCCGTTCACAGATCGTTGCCTTAACAGCAGCGGCCGGTTTCAACCGGCCTGTCTCGGTGTTGTGGGAGGCTACGCCTCTCAGTTTCCTCCTGGACTATTTCGTGAACTTGGGTGATATCTTTGCAGGCTATCCGGCCTACATGCCCTTTCAGGGTGATATCACTTGCCTCGCAGGTTGGTCTTGGACCAAAACCGAGGAGGTGTCCTTGATTGAGTACAAGTGGGAACAGCCCGGTGCTGTTTTCGAAGGAGTCGGTGGCAATGCCTACCGAAAGACGTTCTCTCGCGAGGTAGGAATACCCACGAGTCAAGGACTCTCCTTCCAGAACCGGTTAACACTCGGACAGTCGACTAACATTATTGCCCTAGTCAGGCAAGCTTTGTGATGTCGACACTACATCAACCTTCAATCCTTATCAGAAGCCATGGCTATTGCATCCGCTGTGTCCATCAATGATGGACTCGCCACCCCAGTTTCACGAACTTTTGAGATCGTGAAAACATTGCCTAACGGCAATGATCGCATCCTTAACGGATCGTCGGTGCTTGCACCGACTATCCTCCAGATTCGCCATAATGGTTACCCTGCGAAGGGCTCCAAAGTGGCCTATGACCGCCGCTCGGTCGCCTGTCTGACCACTTTCATGGACAGTCTTGGCGTTCCTCAGGTTGTCAGTTTTTCTGGTTCTCTGATCGTCCCTCGTGCTAGCACGTTGACGACTCAGCAGATGGCTGATGTTTCCGCTTTTGTGCGGAACTTCTGGGCGGCGAACCAGGCGGATCTTCAGCTCGGGAAGTTCTAACCTACTTTCCAGCTCAATCCTCATGGAGGAAGTAGCTTTGGCGGATAGGTTATCCCATCAAGGAGCCTATGAAAAGCCACGGAAATGCGAAGCAATTCGCACTCTCGCTTCTGTTCAAAGTACTAGATGATGCTAGTTGGTGTGTAGATAAAACCTCTCTCTCTCGCGACAAGGATACAATCCGGAATCGCGTTGAATCAGAAGGCGTCTCTTTTCTCACAAAAAGCATGCCGAGATTTCTCAAGGCAGTCTTCCGTGGTGTTGAGACGGGTACGTTCGTTCCTCCGATGGGCTTCTCGCTCATTAGAGGAAGTCTTCTCCCGAAATTCTTATCGGGTTGGACAACGCGTGTCTTTGATTCTGCAGGCCAATTGGTGGCCCGCCCTGATGAGTACTCCTTTTCGGAGCTCTCTCAGATTTGTGCGTTGCTCTACAAGTTGGAACTTCCGCATAATAGCGGCGAGCGCCAACAAGTAGTTTCTCGTTTCATTCAGAATGAACTTGAGGTCAAAAGTTTTGTCCTTCCGGACGATCCTCTTAACTGCAACGTACTTGCTATGGCTAAGCAACTTATTGCTTGTGTGCTCGGTGGACTCGATTACGCCGACATTAAGCCTGCGCACGGGCCTGGCGCAGTCGCCACAGGCGAGCGAGGAAATGCAAAGTATCTCTTCGAACGTAAGTTCCAGAGACTCCACGCAGTGTACCCATACTATGAGTACTTTTCTCCATCGCTTACTGGACGACATCATGGGTTCTCCTGGTACAAGCGGCTCCGGCCGGAAATTAATCCGATTGCCAAAGTCATCCTTGTACCCAAGGACTCAAGAGGACCTAGGCTGATCTCCATGGAACCGCTGGAAATCCAGTGGATCCAACAAGGACTCATGCGATTAGTAACCGCACGGGTAGAGAAGCACCCCCTCACCAGAGGTAAGGTTTCCTTCGAAGATCAATCTTTGAATCAAGACTCAGCCCTTAAGGGTTCCGTCTCTCGCTCTATAGCGACTATGGATCTCAAAGATGCCTCTGACCGCATTTCCCTCCAACTTTTCCGTGCACTCTTCCCTCAGGAATGTGTACGTAGGTTCGAGGCATGCCGTAGCGTCGCTACTATCCTACCTGACGGTAGGATGCAATCCCTGAGCAAATTCGCACCTATGGGGTCAGCGTTATGCTTTCCCGTTTTGGCGTTAACTGTCTGGGCCCTTGCAGAAGCGACCTTACGCTCTATGCGCTTATCCACCTCTGAGGTCCGTGTCTTCGGCGACGACTTGATCGTTCCTTCCGAAGGCTACTCTGAGGTGTGTCGTACTCTCCACTCTTTTGGTCTTCTTGTCAATCTTGACAAGAGTTTCGTAGCAGGACCCTTTCGAGAGTCCTGCGGTATGGACGCTTTTAATGGCGTCCAAGTGACTCCCATTAGAGTTAAGAGAATCTACGACAACAAAGTACGTCCTGACCCTTCGACCACGGCTCATTTGATTGAGCTCTCTGACGCCTTTTTCAATAAAGGATACTGGAATACCTGTCAATTCCTCAGAGATGAGGTTGATAGAAGGTTCGCGGGAGGAATCCCGTGGACCCATTCCGGTTCCTACCTGGGCTATTATTGCCCAGAAAGGTCGATCTGCATCTCACGAAATATGGAGAAGCATAAGCATCGGTTTAATCCGAAGCTTCAGAGGGTCGAGGTTCTCGCCACTATCGTGAAACCTGTCAAGGAGAAATCCAAGACAGATGTCCATTCGCGAAGGCTTAAGGGTTTGATTGGCCTTTACGCTTTTAGTGGTGAGACTGACGAGTATACCCCTCGAGGGAAAACCGCCCTCAGGCAGCGCTGGTGCGCCGCTTGAATGGCTCCCCCGAGTGGCCGAGCCTTTATCTGGCTCACTCGTTTTGTCAGGTGATCTAGTCTCTGACTAGGTCTGCTTCCATTTGGTTACCCATTTGGTCGCAATCGCTATGTTCTCACAGCGATATCAGAGGAG